TGCGCCCCATATTGACCAACTGAACTCATTTCTGTATTCCTCTGAGACTACAAGGTTTAGCATCAACATAGGCGCAGCGGTCAACAAAAAAGAACACACCAAAATCCCGGTACTTACCAGAGCACTCAATGATGAGTGGCTTAATAGCAACACCGATCAAGTATTCTCTACCGCCATCAACTGGTCACTTGTTTACAACTCGACCTTTGTTAAAACTGTTGTTGGCAAGCACGGTAGTATTAACCCTTATGTGATTGAGCCATCAACAATTGGCGTACTGCGTGAAGACAGGCCTTACTCTGACAGACAAGAGGCCATAGCCCACAAGTATTACATGACCAAGAGTGAGTTGTATACCAGACTGTATAACCACCCCAACCGTGACAACATCTTAAAGCGTGTGTTCCAAGCACCGCCTGTAGTTGCCGAGATGCCAAACTCTATGAACCGTTTGGCGTTCTCACAAACAGAACCCACTATTACAGGTAACGTGGCCCTCTCGCTAGAGAGCATGTCAAGGTATCAAGCCTTGGTTGCAGAGCAGGTTGTCGAGATGGTAGAACTGTGGGTGTGGAACGATGACACAGGAGATTACCAAGTTGTAACTTTGGCTGACCCAGACGTGATCATCTATGACAGATCTGGCGAAAGCATGTTCTTAAAAGGCGAATGCCCATTTGTTCAAATATGCCCCAACCCACTCTACGATTATTTCTGGGGTCAGTCAGAGGTAGAAAAGTTAATCTACTTGCAACAACTGAGAACAAAACGTGTTGGCGAAATATCTATGTTGCTTGCCAAGCAAGTCAACCCTCCCAAATCATTTAGCGGTTTTATGGGGATCACAGATGAAAAAGCCTTTGCTCTTAACAGCCCAAGTAGTTTTGTCATGTCCGACACGCCCGGTGCAAAAGTTGATGAACTTGCCCCCAAAATGCCGGAAGACCTATTTAAAGAGATTGCCGAAATTGATGCCATGTTTGCAGAGGCAAGCGGAATAAGTTCCGTGTTGCAAGGCCGTGGCGAGACAGGCGTTCGCTCTGCTGGACACGCATCCCAACTTGCCAGACTTGGATCTAGCCGGGCTAAGAAACGTGCCCTCATCATTGAGGACAGCTTAGAGAAACTAGCAACTTTGTATCTGAAGATCATGCAAGCGTATGACGATACCAAGTTTGTGGACGAAAACGGAATGGCGTTTATTGCCGAGCAGTTTACTTCTGACTATGTGGTCAAGGTAGATGCACACAGCAATTCACCCATCTTCATGGAAGACAGCCGTGATTTGGCATTTAAGTTGTTTGAGGCGCAGGTCATTGACAAGAAACGCTTGATTGACTTAGTTGATCCACCTATGAAACAATTGCTAAAAGACGATCTGGAAAAGGCTGAAAAAACAAAAGCAGCCCAACCACCCCAGCAAGAACCACCAAAGAAGGGTCAAAATGGCGCAGCAAAATAATGGCGGGTTTACGAGAGGCGTAAGCAACCCAAACAATGATCCAAGACTGGGTAGTGAAAAAGGGGTTGCCAGATCGCAAGGAATGTCGTATAAACGGAACAGTTTGAGTGGACAATCTAAAAGAGATAGTCGCTCTGAGAAAAGATCGTAGAATTTGGGTAACCAAATAGGGTATGGCTGCTTTCCCTTTTAAATAAGTGGCCGCTCTTTTAGGAGTCATTAACATGGCACGTAAAGCACGCAAAGGAATGAGAAAATCTAAGCGTAAGTAATTACAGCTTGGTTTTCCAACCCAGCATTGGCAATTGGCTGTACACCTAATTGCCACATTTTTAAAAGGATGAATGATGGCAACAGATATGATGGAATTGATGAAACAGGATCAACCTGCGAGTCCTGACGTTCCACCTCCAGCAATGGCAGGTGCAAATACTGATTCGTCTGTTCCTCCTATGGCATCTCCCATGTCTACACCTGAACCAAAGATGGGTAGCAAGGCAGCAGCCAACATCAATATTCAAATGGCGATGGATCTTTTGGAACAATCATTACCTGCACTTGGTAGCGAGTCCGAAGAAGGCCAACAAATTATGAAGTCTCTCACCGCCTTGCACAAAGTGTTTGGCAAACGTGAGGCTAAAAACCGTGAACTTATGCCCGCTGAGATCATGCAAATGATCCAGACACTTCCACAAGGTGGTGGTATGCCACCTGAATCACAAGCAGCAGTCCAAGCACCAATGCAAGGAATGCCACAACAACCCCCACAAGGAATGTAAATGACCACCGTAAGAGATCAACTCAATACTGAAATTACTCATTTGCAACAACAACTTGCACAAAAACAAACTGAACTACAAGAGTTTGAGGCCAATGCCTCTCAGTTTTTAAACTCAGAAGTTTCTCATGTTAAGAGTTTTATCAATCAAGTTTGGCATCATGTTTTTGGACACGATACACCAAAACCAGTTCCTGTTGTTGCACCTGCACCAGCAGAACCTGCACCAGCAGAGTCCCCAGTAACTCCAACCCCAACACAAGGATAAATCATGGATTTATTAAAACCCCGTGGATCTTTGCCAATCCGCAAACCCACAGACAACAACATGCAACACGGTCAAGTGTTTAACCCACCACGCTACTCAGAGTTTGGCGGTGGTAAAGACGGTACTGCTATTGCATCTCAGATGTATCGAAACAAGATGACACTCGAAAAGCCGGGTGGCACTAAGAAAGTGGTGTGATCATGGCTACACCATTTTCACCCAAGACCCCAAGTAGAAACTTGGACAAACCAAAGCGTGTCACCAAGCGTGGTGGCAGCAAGCGTTATTAATTGAAAAAAGGGGATAGTATGTCTTTAGAAAACGCATCTTACGAAGAACGTGATGCACTCGCTTTGTTGGCAAAAGATTTGTCTAACAATCCTGAGACACGTTCACAATTCATGCAATTGACAAGGAAAGTTCGTCCAGAAGTGGCGATGCCTGAGTTAGAGATTCAAGAACGTGTTAACTCACAATTGGATCAATATCAGCAAAAAATCTCTAACCTTGAGGCCAAACTTCAAGAAAGAGATGCTGTAAATAATTTAGAGCAAAGACGTAAAGGACTTCTTGACAAAGGTCTTGTTGAGAACAGAGATCAGATTCAAGACGTAGAAAAACTAATGTTGGAAAAGGGCATCACTAATCATGAGGCCGCAGCTGAGTATCATAATTTTATGAAACAAGCCGCAGTTCCAACACCAACTGGTTACAATCCGAACCCAATGAAGCAGTTTGATTTAAGCGCATTCCGCAAGAATCCTATTCAAGCGGCTAGGGATGTAGCAGCGCAAGCAATGCAAGAATTCAAAAAACCTACACGACCGATTGGTCTGTAATTTTAGTTAGTAAATAGGGGATATTTTTTAGGAGATTGTTATGCCTATTGGTGGCGGTATTTTACCTTCTACTGGCTCGTCCCAGTATACGGAACTCTCTTACGTTACCCGTAGGGCGTTCATTCCCAAGTTAGTTGTACAACTGTACAACTCTACTCCATTGTTAGCGGCTCTGCTTGCTAACTCACAACAAGCCTCTGGCGGTGTGTCATCCGTGACCGCACCTGTCCAAGGCTCACAAATGGTAACTTCACAGTTCTCAGATTACTCTGGTTCATTCAACCAGCCATCTGTGCAAGTGGGTATTACCAACGCTGAATACAACCTCAAGTTGTTAATTGCTCCAGTTCCTTTCCTAGGAATGGAAGGCGCAGTTCAGCAAGACTACGCAATTATTCCTCTGATTGAGGCTCGTATGAACGATGCCACAAACAGTTTGATGGATATTATGGCAACAGCCTTGTACAACAACACAACCAACCAACAGCAATTCATTGGATTGCCCGGTGCAGTTGATGACGGTACAACACTTGCCACATACGGTAACGTCAACCGTACTACCAACACATGGTGGAAATCCAAACTATACGCTGCTGGTTCTATTAACCCAACACGTCAAAACCTATTGCAATACATTAGCGGTACTGTAAAGAACGCTGCTGAAGTACCAACATTTGGTGTTTGCGGATTCGGTACATGGACTTTGCTTGCACAAGACTACGTAGGTCAAGAATCATACGTCATCACACCCGGAAAAGGTGTAGGTTTTGACAATGATGCAGACGGCCCACAATCTGGTTTCCGTGCTTTGATGGTTGCTGGTGTACCAATCTATCCAGATCCATATTGCCCAGAAGGTACTGTGTACTTGCTCAATAGCAACTACATGTCAATGTACATTCATGAGCAAGCATCTTTTGCTTTCACAGGATTTGAGTCAACACTTGCTAACTTCCAAGTTGGTTATGTAGGCGCAGTTCTTACAATCGCAGAGTTGGTGGTTACTAAACCCAAAGCCATGACTAAGATCACAGGCTACAACTCATTAACCATCTAAGGAGCCACACATGATTAATCAAATTGGTTATGGTGTACGTGGTACAGGTTTTCCTGCTACGCCCATCAACTTGTCCTCTGGACAAACTTACCTAATCCCAAGTGGACAATACTCTGTCAAACTTGGCCCATACACAGCCATCCAACAGTTTGACGGAACAACTCAAACTTGGAAGACTAACGACACAACAACACAATCTGGTCAAACCATTGTTTCATCTGA